CAAAAATTTATACTAAATTATCTTTGGGTATTCCTCGCAAAGAGCAACGCCAATTGTATTTATTTTGCATACCATAACAGATAGCAACGATTTGATTGCGCTGAGTGCTAATACTATCAGGAGCTTTAGCCACACTGGGTGAACTTGCATCTTCACAATAAGATGAACTGTTGTTAGTCCAAGTGAAATCATTTGCATGTTCCCACGGTAAGATGGCTGTTTGTGTATGGTAGAAATAACTATCGATTTCAATAGGAATAAGTCCATATTCCAAACCGGGCATATTATTATCGTGGCAACTCTGCCAAAGCCAAATGTTTTTACCATTGGCGGAATCCTGCGCGTCAGGAAGATAATGCTGAGAGCCGCCATTGAAAAGATATGTAATCTGTCTTGGATAGCCTGTGCATCCAATAAACTCGCAAGCCATTTGGCTGTTAACAGCGCCATTGATGCTCTGGTCATCAATTTTGATGCATGATTTAAAATCACCACTTGTATAGCCTTCAAATCTACACTGATAGAATCTCGCCCACTGGCCAAGAATATTGCTTCCATTTCTATTGTGCATATAAAGCCCATACATTCCAGTGAATCGGCAGTTATAACATCTCAGCTCACCGTTCCTATCGTTACCAAGGCCAAAACCTGCGTTACCTGCGGAGTTAAATGTACAGTTAATATAGGTCTGAATACCGTTAAGAGGGTCAGCATGAACAGCATAACCTTTAGTACCGCTATGAGTATTCAGGTTATAGAACTTAATATTCTGGCAATAGATACTTCTTGAGCATCTAAGTGCCGCTTCAGGCCAAGGAACATCAGCTTGGATAGTAACGTCGCCAATTCCTACAAGAGTAAGATTGCTAACAGTATCAACGTCGATTGATTCATTATATGTGCCACTAAGAATTGCAATGGTTACAGGCTTAGTAGACATATACTGACGGACATAATCGATAGCGTCATTAATAGCGGTGAACCTCTGGTCTTTTCCGACAATGATAAGGCAATTCTGACCAACAGTAGGAAGGACACCAAGGTCATCTTCAACGTCATCAATTCTCCTATCAAGTTCGGTTACATCACTTTGCAAATCTGCTACCTCTTGAGTAAGCTGGCCAATAGCACCAGAACTTGTACCAGTGTACACCCAGTATTCTGTGTTTACATTAGGTGCGCCAACAGTTGCAGGCACAGGCTTCTTGCTTGTGTAAGCGTTTCCAGCGTATGAAACTATGGTCAGAGGCTCATAGGCTACACCTTCAAGCCAAGTATTAGTCCCATCAGGATTATCAAAGAATTTAGGCACATAGCGTGCTCCAATATACTGTCTCATATTATCCTCCTTAGTAAGACAAAACAAGATGCCCATATTCAGGCTGAAGATCAAGAAAAACATCAAGGCCAGTCGTTTCAAATGTTATTTCACTCCAACTTTCAGGGATATAATAAACAAAGTAACCTGTGTCAGTAAGTCCGACAATAATCATTTCTGCAAGATATTGCTCAACAAGTTCTTTAATGTAATCAGTGCTATACTCATTAATCCATTTTTGCACAACTTCGATTTCAGTTTTGAGTTCGTCTACATCATCAATGATTTGGTTATCCGATTCAATTAATTTATTGATATAGTTTACAACTCTGCAAAGCACTTCATAGTAGCTCAGGCTATCATCATAGACAAGCGGAAGAACGCTTTGACACCAGAAACGAAAATGCTTCAAAGTAGGCATATATTTACCTCCTACCACAGTTTAAAGAATAAATCGCTCAACCTATCGATAATTTCCATATCGATATTCAGGAACGTTTCACGAAACTCTTTAAGCAAATTTGCATAACTCTTGCCAGGAAATTTTCCATAAACATGGTCAATGTATTCATCAGTATTATTGTATTGTCTATTAAGTTTACTCGTTCCACTCCCAGTATCACTTGTGCCTTCATTAAAAGTTCTTGTATTAGTGCTATCTGTTTCAGCTTCATGTGTAACTTTTCTGGCATTAGTAAGATAAGTATTATTATCAACATTAGTCAAAGCACCCTGTGGTGTATCAGAGTAAACATCCCATGAAGTTTCATCAAGTTTCACGTTTCCAACGTCACCAATAGTTCCAGTATGCGTACCAGTATTACTGGTAGTTGTTTGACCTTGGTCTGTACCACTTCCGCTATCATTACCTTCATGCTCTTTTCTATAATCAGCGTCATAGAATGGATTAAACTCTAACAGTTCACTTTCATAAAGCTTATTATAGTAAGGCATGATTTCATTCATAGCAGTATCAAGTTTTAGTTTCCACAGTCCAACAGTTTCAAAAGCAATTTCTCTTGTGTAATAATGTTTCAAGATTTTCTGGCAAAGAACGCTTCTGTAATTTTCATCAAAGATAGGGAAGTTAAAATCGAAAACCTTATTCCAGCTTTGGTTCAAAATGCTATTAACGTCTTTCTGTCCTTTGCTCTCGTCAAGCCCTGCGTAATTCTCACAGATAAATCGAACTTCAGTGGTATAATAGCTCATTGTATCACCTCGTTCTTAGGTCAGTGACCATAGGTTCGATATTTGCTTTGTCTCCTACTTCTGTTTCATTCAAGATCATGTTTTCATCATCTGTCTGTCTAAAGTCTTCACGGTAATCGCATTTGATATTAAGGCTAAACATGTCATTGATTTTATCACAGGCCAGTCTACGCATGGTAATTCTACTGTATCTACTTGCAATAGTGCCGCCCATATTACGGATAACTTCATCAGAGACAAGTCTTTCTTTCTTCTGGTAACTAATATTACTGATACCAAGTTCAGTCAGAGCTTCATTCCAAATTTGCATCTTGATTTGAAACATCTTATCGGCAACAAAGGGAGCACCTGTTACGATCGCACTGATACCTTTAACGTCCAAATCTTTCTCACCAAAAATGAATGGATAGTTGCCTTCATATTTCTGATACAGATTTTCAAGAGTAAGTCTCTGATTCTCTGAGCATCGAATCAAAACAGGAGTTTTCTGAGCTTTGCAATTAACGTCAATAGAGTTCTCAATATCAGCAAGCCTTCTGGCATAATGATTAACAGTGAGACAGCTTGGTTTTCTTAGATAATTATTCCAGATAATAACGCTATTATTCTTGTCAAGTTCTTTTCGATATCCGCTTCGGCTATATGCAACTCTTTTGTTAGGCTCATCCATAACATCAAAAGGGCCATTGAAGATAACAGGTAAGCACAGGAAACCAAGCGTATCATCTTTGAAGAAAATTGTTGCACCTCTAAAGTATTCAGTCTTTTCGATATAGCGTTCGTTACACGTATCAGGAAGGTCTTGCCAATCAAACATTGCCATTCCTAACTGCATTAGATTATCACGGTATTTCTGAAAACTTGATGCTTCATCTATGGTTTCATCAATGTCTCTTGAATTGCCCCAAGCGTTTCTTTTGTTTCTCGCCATGCTTTCACCCCTCAATCGTTACCTCATTCGGATTTACAAGTGGGGAGTAAATACCGAAAGTGGCAGTAGTTTTCCAGAACCTAATACCCTTGTCAAAGATTGATTGAATTTTTTGAGCATCGTCAGCAGGAATTAAGCCGTCAACAGCGCACCCTATTGTTTTGATGTATGTATAACACGGTCTTGCGTTCCTATTAGGAACTCCGACCATATTAACCTTGTAACCATACATATCGAAAAAGGCATCAATTATTTTTGCGTATTCTTCTTTGATGTGTTTCTTATAAAAGTAGTAGGTAAGAAGTCCAGCTTGATAAGTAAGAGATGTATTACCGTTTCCATGAGCCTGTGGAGCTTTTCTTTTGTGATCGTATATGGTGCCCATTGCACCAAGAGTTGACGCTATCAAACCTTTGCCAGCATTGAAACCATCTAACGCACCTTGCTGTGAAGGTAAAGTGTTACTCCCACTTATATTTGTACTTAAAGCAGTTGTTTGAAATGCACTACCGCTGAAAGAACTACCGCCCATTAACCAAGGAGCTATTACACTTGCCCAACTCGCCGCCAGTCCAAGAGCGGAAGCTCCAATCGTTCCAGCGTTTTGAGCAACCCATGCTTTATAAGCGTCATTGCTCCAAGAACACATCGGGAAGCCAGTGATTTGAAGCATCTCGTTCGGATTTCTTCCAGCATATCCTTTATAACCAGCTGGCATAAATGTTAGCCCGCCATTAGGAGAAACATTACCCCATATTTTACACTGACAAGAGATAGGCGTATTAAAATCTTCCCATCTTAGTTCTGCATCATTGCCTTGGTTATTAGAGACGTAAAGCATGTTATACGGATAGCACAAAAGTTTTTTGTTTCTTGGACGATAGTTGCCAATCGTATAGCTTCCATTATTACGAATGTCAAAGCTTACATTGTACTCAGGAGTAACGCTTCCACCTGTGATAGAACCAGCAAATTCCCAAGGCATCATAAATAGTGCGACAACACCGTCTGCAAGAAATCTTGGAATCTTAACTCCCGATTCAGAAATAACTTCAACATTCCCTGTGATTGCTTCAAGTGTCCGGTTTATTGCATCGACATTGTTTCCAGTAAGTTGCCAAATTGTATAGAACAGTCCTGAGAACATATCGCCCTGAGTAGCTTGTCCATGAATAACTCTACCGTCAGCGTAATCGCCCTGAGCATCAAAAGTTGTAATTAAGCACACAGCAGGAGTATATTGAAAATATGTATTTCCAACTTGACTACCACTTGAAACAGGACAAGGGGAATCAAAATACTCACCATGTTCAAGCCCTTCAGGAACAGTATGCTCACCAATTTGATCAGTAATGGTGTGCTGTCTTTCAATAAAGCACTCTAAAAGAGAATAGTCCAAAGCCCAAGTCTGAAGCACATCAATAGTGTAATACACATCAGCAGTATTGTTATTAACATATTCAACTTGATCGACAAAGGCATAAAACCATTTGTTTTCATAGTTGCTATTCTTGAAGCGAATATAGTTTGCGTT